GCACTTCGGTACTCAGCAAGGACCGGAACCAAATGGGTTCGACAAGGCGTTGGTCACTACTATCGTCAATGCAGACACGGCAAATCAAAAGCGTTTGGCACTCGGGTTTTACGAATACGTCACTGCGGTTCAATGCGTCACACATCTTCCTGACGGACTTGAAAGGTTACGCATCCTAGTTGAACGGGGATACTGATGATTGACCCTGATGACCTCCCTATCGCACCTGGGATGATCAACGATCAGACGTGGCGGGATATTGGTCGTACTTGGATCATGTGGACGTTGTTCTGCGATCCCAAAGTGGTGCAAGAACTTATCTCAACCTGTGACCGTAACTATGATTACCGTCAGTACAAGACGCCCTAAGTGTGGCTAGACTCGCCATATGATCGACAACGCAATCATCATTGGGTGCGATCCGTCGTCTAAGAAGTTGGCAGCAGTCATTTCGTTCATCGGCAAAGAAGAAGATGCCGACATTGACATCTACAAACTGAAAGCCAAGGAGAAGGCGCTGTCCTGTGCAATGGCGTTCACTTGGGCACGCCGTTTGGGTCGCAAGTGTTTGGAACAATCCGCTGATGTTGTCGTGTTTGTAGAAGCGCCCGTCTTTGGACGTGGAGGGCCGGGAAGTACTATTCCGCAGGCACAGATCAACGGTGCGTTACTGGCAGGATTCAGCATGGCGGGAATCACTGTAATGTCAGCCAACAATTCCCATTGGAAGAAAGAGGTCATCGGAAAGGGCAACGCCAACAAGGTGCAGATCAAGGAATGGGTGCAGCAGTATTGGCCCGCCATGTACCTCAGTGCGAACAACGATCAGGATGTCATTGATGCGGCGGCAATCTACATCTATGGGTCGAAGGTCGTTGCTCGTTCCCGTACCCTGATGCCGAACAAGAAGAAGATTCAAGTCCATAAACATCCACGTACCGCCTTGTCTTAAAGGAGCAGTAGTGACATCTGTTGGAAGCATTATCGTCAAACGCACTGCCAAGACAGACGTAGGCAAATTGACTACTTATGCCAAGAATCCCCGTGTCGGCAACATCGACCTGATTGCCGAGTCCCTAGAGAAGACTGGTCAGTACCGACCGATCCTTGTCAATGAACGGGATATGCAGGTATTGGCGGGTAATCACACGTACTTGGCAGCACGCAAACTTGGATGGACTCACGTTTACGCATCGTTCGTGGACGTTGATGACGATGTAGCCAAGCGGATTGTTCTTGCCGACAACAAGACGGCGGATGCGGGAACCTATGACGAGAGCATCCTTGCCGAACTACTTGCTTCCCTACCCGATGTTTCAGGTACGGGTTTCAATCAGGAAGAGATGGACGCGCTTCTGTCGTCTATTGGTACTGACATCGAACAACAAGTGGCGGGGGTTGATGACCTTTCCGCAGACACCGATAATGAAGACGCAGAAGGTGATGGATCAGAGTCAGACACCTTTGAGCCTGAAGTTGAAGGTGTTGACATTGATGACGTGGACGAAGAAATCAAAGGCGGGTTCACTCTCAAACTGCCGGAAGAAATGACGTTCGACCACATAGGCGCTTACGATATGCCACGTTTGAAGCCAGAGAGTTTGATGAAGTTTGAAGAACTGCCAACCAACTTGAAAGCATGGGCGGGTAGTGCAACGAAAGACTGGCCCGATGATGAACAGTGGTGGCTCTACAACTGGGGCATTGACAGCACATCAGGCATGAAGGATGTCAGTAAGGTCATCGTGTCCTTCTACACATGGGATGACTACTTTGAAGGTTGGTACGAATCACCCGAACGCTTTGTTGCCAAGTTGCTCAACAGTGGTATCAAGTACATCATTACGCCTGACTATTCACAGTTGTCTGAAGACCCCAAGGCAGTCTCGGTATGGAACTTGTACCGCGCACGTTTCGTTGGACGTTACTTCCAAGAATGTGGATTGAAGGTTGTACCGAACATCAGTTGGCGCGCAGGGGATATGAACTACTTGGAAGAGCACATTCTCGCTACGTTGCCTGTTGGGTTGCCGTTGATTGCCATGCAGTTGCAAACGGTTGACTATGACAAAGCCCCTGGTGGTAAAGAGATGGTGAAGAAAGGCTTAAAGCGCGTCTTTGAAGTCCTGCAACCACAGGGTGTTCTGTTCTACGTCGGTAAGCAAGCACAAGAACTCATTGACGACTGCGTACCAAAGGGTGTCAATGTGATGGTTGTTGAATCACGTATGTTTGCACTTGCTGAACAAGCAAAGCAACGTGAGAAGAAGACAGGAATTTGACCGCGCTTCTTTGTTCACACTGTAATGACTATGCTGTGTAGACTTGCGGCAGTGGACGATGACGAGTCGTTCAACATCATAAGGAGAACCACTCATGGGCGGAACAGCAGGCGGCGGCAAGAAGGCCGCCAACGCAAAGAAGTTGACTTCACGATTGAAGCGACTGAAGGCAAGCGCGAACTACAAGGGTGCAAGCGCGCCTGAGAAGCGGAAGTTGACAAGTGCCGCGCGTGCCAACCACGCTAAACGGGTCGCCAGGGAACTTGCCCAGACGCGCAAGGAAGCGAACGCGAAGCGCGCAGCCACTCGTGCAGCCAAAAAGGTAGCGAAGAAGACAGTGCCGAAGAAGGGCCGGAAGTCGGCAGCGACGAGGGCGAAGAACGTAGCAAAGAAGACCGTCAGGAAGGGTAAGCGCGCCGTTCCAAAGGGCGGTCGTAAGAAGTAACAACCGAAGTACCCTTCGCAACAGGAGTGGCGGTAGTTCAGGAAACTGGGTTACCGCCACACTTGTTTGTTGTGGCATCATTTGACCTACCATCATCATCACGGAGGTAACAATGCGCGGAACGATGTTCGACGGTCCAACTGAATGGTTGTCTTTGTTGTTGCCGTCAGGCCAAAACCTTATGGCGAATGTGAGTTGGTTGCTGTCTAACTACAAGTGTCAGTACGGTGTTGGATGCCCTGGTCTTCAGAACCGTGCACAGAACCGTTGGTACGTCGGTTGTTGCGAACGCGGAGTGACGTTCATAGACGATGACGATTACAACAACGTCTTGAACAGCGTCGGACAACTGACGGCAGAAGATGCCGACAACATCGACCATATTCAGAATGTCGGATGGTCACGTTCAATCAACGGCAAGCCGTATTCAACTCGCAAACTGGATGACAAGTGCATCTTCGCTAATTCGCCAGATGGACCGGCGGGTAAGGCGGGATGCGCGTTCCACCATCTTGCAGCCCGTACTGGTAAGCATCACTCCGATACCAAGCCGTATATCTGCTGGGCGATGCCGATTCAGTATTCCGAAAAACCATCGTTGACTGATGACGGGCCAGAGCAGTTAGTGCTTTCACCTGTTACTGCTGATACATGGGGTGGTAGGGACAAGGAACTAGATGGCGATGAGTACATGGGCTACTGGTGCATGGATGTTCCCGATTCGTATAACGGGGAAAAGCCGTTCTACCAAACGAATGAAGTAGAACTACGCAAGATCATGGGCGATGAAGATTATGAGTTCTTGGTCGAGGCGTTGGAAGGTATGGACATTCCGTATCCGATGCCAGCACAGATTATCAACGACGGACGCCCCATGCTTCCTTTGCTCATAGAAGGCGCTAAGGACCGTGGGTTGCCGGTGTGTTGCGATAACCACCCTGAAGGCATCGCGGACTTTCGCGGGTGACAGTCCTCTTGCTCTAAACTCGATACGTACCGTCATCAACGTAGGGACCATTATGGACAACGATTCGCAGTACCTATCGTCCGAAAGCATTGTTCCCGACCCATTAGTCGCACTGTCGCTCTCAGTTGCGTATCACGGGCTTAGTTGTTTGGCCGATGATTCCGTTCCCGCTAAGACCTCCACAGTGCTGACAACTGCCGATACGTTCCTGACGTGGTTGGACACGAAGCGCGACCAATAGCGGCGTGTCAGAACCAATATCCCCAAAGTGATTGACAGACCGCCACGATGCGTTATTGTCAGTGTGTCACTATCACAACAATCACAAAGGGGAACACGATGGATGCTGAAAAGGAAATAGGCGAACTACTCGGTGGGTTGCTTGATGCACTAAGGACGACCCCGTATGAAGGCATTACACACATTGCGCGGGACGTAGCGATCCTAGAGCACACTGCCGACACGATTAACATGTTGCGGGGAATCTTCCCGAAAGATGAAGTGGTTGGCGACACCGAAAGCACCGGCCAAAAGTTGATGAACGTGGTGGGTGCAACGGATCAAGAGTCAATGCGTTGCGTTATCGAAACAGTTAACGCAGTCATCTACTTGCACGAAAAACTGGGACAGGAGATTCACGGCTCGATTGTTCAGTCCCTTACCGGATTCCTTACCGACCACATGGATGTCATGGTGGAAAAGGTCACTACCGATCAGTTGGTAGACGGCGTGAACATGGATGACTTGATTGCCAACCTACTCAAAGACAAGTCCAATGAGTAGCCAGAAGGTGTCCGATCCCCCAGTCAAACTACGAGGGTTGGGCCTCATCAACGCATCCAAAACGCACTGTCCCAAGGGTCACGTATACGACGAAGCCAACACATACGTCGATACGATGGGGAAGAGGCGGTGCCGCTTGTGTTTGCGGGATCAACGCCGATTGTTGCGTCTACGTCAGGGGAAGTAGTGGGATCGAACAGTGGAATATCACTTGGCATTGTGGCGGGTGCGGTGGATACATCGGTATGGGATCGTTACCCGCCGAACATCCGTCACATTGCCAACACACTGAGGTATCTGGCACGTAAGGTTCATTCGACCGAACGTCGTCCGTTGTTCAATGCGGCATGTGCGGGTGACCGTGATACCCGGTGGCTTAGCGATGAAGAGGTCAGTCTGTATCGGCAGAAGATGAAAGACCCGCCAAATGATCTGATGGTTGTCTGTGGCAGATGCCCAGTACGTCAGATATGCCTAGAAGATGCTCTCATTCATCGTGACGTGGGTATCCGTGGCGGGACCACTTACGGTCAGCGGGAATCAACCCGCTTGTTAGTGAAGCGCGGTTACTAGCACTTCCTATCCCTCGTAATCTCATAGAAATGGCACAATGAATATGTCGCTGTCAAAACCGTCTGAAATCATCTGTGGTGATTGTGTGGAACAGATGATGCGTATGCCAGACAATTCCATTGACGCCGTTGTTACCGATCCGCCGTATGGGTTGGCTTTCATGGGTAAATCTTGGGATACCCACAAAGACAATGCTGCCTTTCAGGAATGGTGTGAAGAGTGGCTTACCGAATGTTTACGGGTGTTGAAGCCAGGTGGGTATCTACTGACGTTTGGAGGTACACGCACTTGGCACCGAATAGCCTGTGCCGTCGAAGATACAGGGTTTGAGATACGCGACAGCATCGCGTGGTTGCATGGGCAGGGGTTCCCCAAAAGTAAGAACGTGTCACTGGCTATCGACAAGGCGGAAGGTCATCCGAATAGGGGTAAGGCTATCCCAACAGCATCCAGTTATCAGGCGTCCGACGTTGGCGAGAAGAACAGGCTCACGTCTAACCCTGTGCCTGTATATGAGGCGAAGAGCGACGCTGGTAAACAGTGGGAAGGCTGGGGGACAGCGCTCAAACCGGCATTTGAGCCTATCGTGGTGGCGCGTAAGCCGCTGTCTGAGAAGACTGTTGCCGCGAATGTGTTGGCGCATGGTACGGGTGGGATCAACATTGACGGAACAAGGGTTGACTCGCGGGGCGAAACGTGGGGCGGCAACGAGAACAACGCACACGGGGACTACTCAGGGAAAGTATTCGGGTCATTCGCCGCGCAATACGCGAAGCCGTCGAATCCCGCTGGTCGCTGGCCTGCGAATGTTGTGTTGGATGAGGCGGCGGCAGCCGAACTCGATCAACAGTCAGGCACGTCGACGTCTCGCGCGAGTGGTGGGCGCAACGGGAGAGACGATGGTGCGACAACGTGGAATCTGCGACGGACTGACGACACTGTTCGAGGACACGATGACAGTGGTGGCGCGTCCCGCTTCTTCTATCAAGCGAAGGCAAACAAGAAAGAGCGGCCAGAATATACGAACCATGAAGGTAAGAAGGTTGTCCATCCAACAGTGAAGCCGTTGGCACTTATGGAATACCTAGTCAAACTCGTTACACAGTCAGACGGAACGGTACTAGACCCTTTCGCTGGTAGCGGGACGACGTTAGAAGCGTGTGCCAATCTCGGTATACGTTGCATAGCAATCGAAATGGATGAAGACTACATAGCCCTAATGGGGCAACGACTAAATCGTTGATTCTCCGTGACAATTCGGTGACAACCTGTAAGGTCAATGCAACACATTGACTAAGGGATGGTGGTTGTCGTGTCAAAGATGGTTAAGCCGATGGACTACGTGACGTGGCCCGAAGAGAATTTGACCATTGACCCTGGCGTGAAACAGGTAGTGTCGCGGGCAGTGAAGCGGTATTGCCTTAGCCGTGGTCAGTCAATCGAAACCTTTGAAAGTCTAGTTGACGCCCTTGGATGTAATGAGCAGGTAGATGTCTGCTGATGTCATGTTGGTCGTTCTAACCAACGGTCGCAAAGACTACATAGATCAGACGATCCCTAGTGCCGAAAAAAGCCTGGTAACTAAGGGAAATACACGTATCTCTCACCGTGTGATTGTCGATGACAGCGGGGATGCAACGTACCGTCAGTGGTTGCGGGAACGATTCCCCGACTACGAACTACACACCGTAGGCGACGAACCCCTCGGTCTGTGGAACGCATTGACGTACATCCGTGGGTGGGTACGACACTGCAAGCCCGACTACGTGTTCCACCTAGAAGACGACTTCCTCTTCAACGCACCAGTGGTGTTGGATGATTTGGTAGCGATACAACGCACCGATCCTTCACACATTGCCCAGGTCGCTCTGCTTCGACAGGCTTGGTATCAAAACGAAAAGTTGTGCGGCGGGTTGATGGAAGCCCTAGAAGCACAGCACCCACACCAGACCCTCTTCATTGAGCAGTACACGTCTGCGGGAATCCCTTACCTAATGCACCGAACACAGTTTACGCTGAACCCTTGTCTGTATCCCTTGTGGATCACCGATCATCAGTGGCCCAAAGGTGACTGGACTGAGGCTTACTTCGGCAAGCAACTATTGCGGGACCAATCCATCATCTGTACGTACTACGGACAACGACACGATCCACCCCTAGTCACCCACATCGGAGTGGAACGTGTGGGAATCCAATACTAAGTAAGGATGATGCAACATGGCACCGTCAGTAGCAGTAGTCATTCCGTGGCGATCACAGTTGTCTCGATTGTGGGCACACGATGTCGTGGTCAACATCTACAAGGCGTACTTCCCGCACTACGACATCATTGAAGTGGACACGTTCGATACCCCGTTCAACCTCAGTGCGTGCCGTAACAAGGGTGTGTTCATGGCACAGGACACGGCAGATGTTGTCATCATCAACGACGCCGATACGATCCCCGAAAAGTCGCCCATCGAGCGTGCAATCGAATTGGCCCTGGAAGCACCGGGCGTGGTGACCCCATACACCGAATACCGATCACTGAAGAAAGAGGGGACGCAGCAGTTCAAGACCGGCACACAGTTGCGGGATTGCCGTTACCAACTGATCGACAACGCATGTTCGGGAATCTACGTCACTACCCCTCAGTCGTGGTGGTCACATGGCGGGCAGGATGAACGATTCCGTGGTTGGGGATACGAAGATGCAGCATGGGAAGTAGCCCACAAGACACTGTTGGGAGAACCCCGAGTAGTGCCAGGTCGGGTATTCAGTTGCCATCATTCGTCGCAGATCAAGGAAGGGTCACACTACGCAGCCAATGCCGCTCTCTGTTACCGCTACACGAAAGCGGACGACGACATCTGGCGCATGAAGGAACTGGTCGGGGAATGGTGGGATGACAGTCCCTACTCCCATTTGAATCCAAACTTGGTACACCCATGAAGGGGACCAACAAACACCCATACAGAGATACCTTCTGGCAGGAATCGGCACACTGTATCGGGAAGTCAATGGACATCTTCTTCCCGCCTGACTCAGCCCAACGTAAGTTGGTATTGGGCTACTACAACCAAGCCAAAGCCATATGCGGCGGGTGCCCGGTCAGTGCGGAATGTCTTGACTACGGACTCAAAGAACCCTTCGGAGTATGGGGCGGGATGACACCCCGTGAACGGTACATACATCTATTACTAGATGATCCCCTGACAGCAAACGGGATCAGATTCGATATGCGTACCGAGAGCAAAAGGGAACAAACATACATTCCCGAACAAGTTTCAACAACACAATCCACGGTGCAGATACGCATCACTCAACGGATGTAGTCCGAAAGTTGTCCCCCTTGAAGTAGTCATTTAGCCACGTATCCTTGCTATTCCTCACCCCTATGATCGAAGCGTTGCTATTATCGCCACTACCCAGCGAAGGTCAGGCAGATGTCGGAAGACACAGAACCACTCCCCGATGACATACCTGACGACACCCCAAACAAGGCTGACCGCTTCAAGGCAAAGTGGGATTGGGACACCATTCGACAGCACTTCATTATGGGAATCCCCGAGGAACTAGGCGGCGGGAACGAAAAGGAAGCCCGTAAGTTCGTCAACCTTCCCGAAACAGCAAGGCATTGGAAGATGCCCGTACAAACACTCAGGGAAAAGGCAGCCAAAGAACGCTGGTATGACCAACGCAAGCAGTACCAACACCGTCTGGAAACAACGAAACGCACTCGTAGGATCAGCGAATTACAGTCGGAATCAGTGGACTTTGATGCCAACGCACTGAAGACCGCCAAACTAGGAATGTCAATGGTCACAGCACGAGTGGCCGAGATTGCCCAGGACTATCAGGAACGCAAACGCATACGTGATGAAGCCATTGAACGAGCACGTAATGGCGGGTTGGTAGACCCATCGGAAGTACAGACATCCATTGACGCAAAGGAACTAGACACCCTTTCCCATGCCGCGTCTCAATGGCACACACTTGGTCAGAAGGCATTGGGCATTGACGTTCAACGGCACGAAATTACCGGGGACAACGGGGAACCAATCGAAGTCAACGCAAAGGTATCCGTTACCGAAGAACTCAACATGGACAATCCCGACCGTCTAGCCGACTTCATCACCGTCATTCAACGCACACCCGGTCTGTTTGAAATGTTGGCAGACCAAAACGAAATCACCGACATCATTGATGCAGAGGTAATAGACGATGAAGATACTGGTCAATCTGCATAGCGTTCCCCCGTTGCGTTGGGTGGGCGGGGAACTGATGACACTCCGCCTATGCGAACTACTGCGGGAACGTGGTCACACCGTGGACATCTACGCATCGGAAGCACCAATCAAGAAGCCACTTGTCTACAACGAGTTCACTGTGAAGTCGGCGGGATACCTATACACCGAACTGGTTGCCACGTATGACGTTGTGATTACCCATCCCGAAATACGGCACACCATCACTCGTCATCTAGGAAACAACACCCGCATCCCTTACGTCGGTATCGTGCATAACTTGAATCCCACAACCATTCGATCCATTGACAGATGGACACCCACACTCACCGTAGGCAACAGTTTCTACACGGTCGCCAAACTGCACAGGTGGACCGATCACGTCATCATGGTGTATCCACCCATACCCATACCTGAAATCCCCACAGGGACGCCCACAGACGTTCTCCAAGTCAACGTCAGCGCCGACAAGGGCGCGGGAATCTTTGACTACGTGACGGATGCATTACCCAATCAACCATTCACTGCATTGTTGGGTGGACACGGAGTGCAGATACCACCGCAGCGGGATAACGTCACCATCATCCCCAGTAAGCAAGACATAGACAGCGTGTATGCACAAGCCAAGGTCGTGATGTCCCCATCCATCTCCGAAACCTTCGGCATGGTCGTTGCGGAATCGGTGTTGCGCGGGATACCGACTGTCCTGACGAACCTACCCAGTCACTACGAAATAGCGGGTGACTCCGCTTTGTATCCCGCCACCACTAAGCAATGGGCAAGCGACATCCAACGCCTATGCACAGATACCGCCTACTACCAGCAGAAGCGGGAAGAAACACTCAGTCAACGATCCCGCCTTATCGAAAGCATCACCGAATCGGAACACACATGGATTACAGCAATCGAATCACTAAGCACATGAATCTGGGTAACCTGATGAAATGCAGCAATCCACTCCCAAGCCAGACTGCGATACTTGTGGGCGTAAGAACGCATTACCGGCAGACGGGTTCCGTTATATCTGCATCGTGTGTCGTCAGATAGAAGAAGCCTCTGAAGACAGTTGGTGAACATGGCTAAGGATGAACTACCCAAAGCGATCATCTGCGGCGTATGTGAACGGGTATTGCGGGCACACTGTGCTCATAACGACACCTGTTCATGGATGACGTGCGGCAGGCACACAACGCGCATGACTGACGGGCACGTATCCGGTACACCATTCCCAACGCTAGACAATCGAGACAAGTAGGCAGTGATGAAGGACGACATAGTTCATATGTTGCAGAAGATGCCACCCGGTGAACGGCAACGGTTGTCGAAGTTGCTCACACCTCGCATGGTCGATCAGTACATGCCCCACACACCCCATACCCCACAGCAATTGTTTCTACTACTGAACACAGAGGAAGCACTATTCGGTGGTGCGGCAGGTGGTGGGAAGTCGGATGCCCTACTAATGGCCGCGTTGCAGTACGTGGACGTACCTGGCTATTCCGCTCTACTACTGCGTAAGACGTGGCCTGACTTGAACGAACCGGGCGCAATCATGGATCGTGCTCGTAGTTGGTTGGCGGGAACCGATGCAGTACCCCGTGATGGTGGACGCAAGTGGGTGTTCCCATCGGGAGCACGACTGTCCTTCGGATACATCCAACACGATAAGGACAAGTTCAAACTGCAATCAGCGGAATACCAATTCATTGGATGGGACGAACTGACTCACTGGAACGAATCTACCTACACGTACCTGTTCAGTCGGCTACGTAGACCGAAGATCACATGCCGCAACTGCAATACAGCGATCACCAAGGAGCAAGGCGGGTGGGAACACGCCGATATGTTGTCAGCGTGCGACAGCGTGTATCCCAATCAGCAGGCAATGGAGCAGTACCCGGCAGCACCGGACGGAACCACCATCTTCGACATCCCGCTACGTATGCGTGCGGCATCCAACCCTGGCGGGGTCGGTCATCAGTGGTGTCGGGAGCGTTTCGTTGATCCGAAGACACGGTTGGATCACGTCATCTTCATTCCCGCCAGGTTGCGGGACAACCCATCACTGGATCAGGACAGTTACATCAAGAACCTCCAACACCTGTCACCACTTGATCGGGAACGACTATTAAACGGGGATTGGAACGTCAGTCAGGAAGGCATGATCTTCCGTCGTGAATGGTTCAGGCGGGTAGACGAAATCCCTCGCAAGACAAAGTGGGTACGCACATGGGACTTGGCAGCGACCAAGGACGGCGGTGACTGGACAGCGGGAGCATTGGTCGGTCGGACACCTGACGGTATGTGGATCATCGCAGATGTCACCCGCATCCAAGGATCACCAGCGGAAGTGGAACGTCTTATCTCCGCTACTGCCGAAAGCGACGGTACAAAGGTGCCGATACGCATGGAACAGGAACCGGGATCATCGGGCGTCAACACCATCTCCCATTACCGACGCAATGTACTGCCGGGATACGACTTCGACGGGATCAGACCAACAGGTAGCAAGATAGTACGTGCCAACCCTCTGGCATCAGCAGCAGAAGCGGGCAATGTGTCCATAGTCCCAGGCAGTTGGAACCCGGTGTTCCTAGAAGAAATCAGCATGTTCCCCGAGGGCCAACACGATGACCAGACAGACGCGGTGACTATGGCACACGGTTACTTGGCGTTCCATAAACGATCCCGCCTCCTGGTCTAAGGTAACGGCATGGAACCCGATGATGACCAACAACCAGAAGTAGCAACAGTCCGCCGTGAAGCGGTACAGGCCACAATTGCACTCATACTCGTTATCCTTGGGGTTGTAGCCATGACGACGGGTGCGACGTTCATGTGGGGATCGGGTGCCGGTTTCCTCACAGCGGGACTCAATCTTGCCGTTCTTGGTTATGTGCTGGGCTTTGCGTAGTGACGCATAGCAGGCATCGACGGTAGGAGTATTTGGCATGGGCAAGTTCCTAGGTGGGTTGTTCGATTCACGCAAGGTCAGCACTACCAACAGCCAAAGCAACCCCATTCAGCGAGTCGTCAGTTCAGCGCGTTCACAGGCGTCAGGCGTTGCGGGATTCCAAACGTGGGACTTGGAACAGGCAGTACGCCAAGGGTACGAACGAGTCATCTGGGTGTTCCGCTGTGTGGATGCCATTGCCAGTAACAGCGCGGTCCTTCAGTTGGTTGTCCGTCAGTTTAACGACGTAGATGGAGACATCTGGGTAGACGATGATTTGAACAAAGTCTTGAACCGTCGTCCCAATGCCTACGAAACATCGGCCCAATTCCGTTACCGTCTTGCCGCTCAACTCATGTTGTCCCGTCGTGGTGCGTTCGTGGAAGTGATCCGCAACAACCGTGGTCGGCCAACCGAACTGCACCTACTGAACAACAGCAACGTGCGAGTGATCCCCCATCCGACCAAGTTCGTTGAACGGTTCGACGTGATGACGGACAGCGGCACAGTTGCCCTCTCACCCGATGACGTGTTGTGGATCAAGGTGAAGCCACACCCAACCGATCCGTATTCGCAGATGACTCCCCTAGTGGCAGCGGGACTAGCAGCGGACACCGACTACCTGGCACGTCTGTACAACCGCAACTTCCTCCTGAACGATGGGCGACCGGGCATGATTGTGTCCGTTGCGGGGGATATGGAAGACGATGACCTGAAGGAACTGAAGACCCGCTTCGGTGGTGGCCCATCACAGGCGGGGAGAACCACAGTCATTTCATCCGATGGTGTGCAGGCAGTAGACACATCAGCCAGTCCCCGCGATGTCGGGTGGCAGAACGCGGTACAAGGCTCCAAGGACGACATTCTGCTGTCTTTCGGTGTTCCCGAATCCGTATTGGGCAATGCATCGGGACGTACCTTCGATAACGCAGATGCAGAGTGGGCGAACTTCTGGGAAGCCACGATGGTCCCGTTCTGCGATGGTCTTGCATCGGGATTCGACATCCTCACAGTTGGTGGGATCACCGATGACTTCTTCGTGGCGCACAACTACGACACCGTGGATGTACTGCAACGACACAAGCGGGAAAAGGAAGCCCGAGCACTTCAACACTTCCAATCGGGTGCAATCAGTCTGGATGATTACCGCAGTGTTCTGAACCTTCCCAAGTTGGATGTACCTGCATCACGAGTGTTCTGGCTACCACCGGGCAACGTCCCGTTCGGTTCAACCGATGCGGATACCAAGGCAGCGGAACTGCTCACTCCGGTAGGCACACCGCCAAACGCCGATCCCCAGGCATCGGCACGCGCGGGTGCCCAAGCGGGTGCAGCACTAGGACAGCGCAACTTCCTCAACGCACAGGCAGCACGGGCAATGCGTCTGGCACAGCAGAAGGAACTACCCGGTACTGAAACGTCAGACGTACAACCTGACGAACAGAAGTCCGTGGAGCCGCCCCCTTTCCGGTAGAGCGGGTAGTTGATCCGATCCCGCTTGCCTATCACGGAACACAGGACGATCAGGAAGACGAATACGAGCAACTGCGTACCGAAGCCATGATCGACGGGATCGTTTCCGCATGGTCGGAACGTCAAGCACAGGTCATATGTGAACGCCTAGGCAGTACGAAGACACGTAAGGGCACTCGTCACTGGAAGGGTGAAGGCATCGGGACTAAGGGAATCAACGCGTACACAGTGGTTGATCCATCCCGATGGGCAGATCAGTTGGTCGCATCACTCGATAGCACCATTAACCAGATTGCCAAGCAACGCGCACAAGTACTAGCGCGACGCCTATCGGCACAGGGACTTATTGACACGTTGGCAAAGGAAGGCCGACTGAATCGTAACGAGCGTTCGACGTTGGGCCGCATAGTCGGGGATGACACTGCACAGGAACTACTGATCGAATCAATCACCGAACCGTTGCGGGAGATGATCAGGTCCGCCGCACTACGTCAATCACAACGCATGGCCGATCTAGTCACCGAAATGGACAAGGCAGGTGCATCAGTTGAGGACATCCGTAAGGCCGTCAGGGATCAAGCGGGATACAGGTCGGCATGGCACAAGCACCTTGCCATTCAAGTGACCACAGCATCCTTACAGGGCGTTTCTACGGCTATGTCGTCAGTGGTGTCCGATCATGTGAACCTAGTCTGGACATCCCGACACGATGAACGAGTGCGACCGGCACATCGGCGGGCAGATGGTCAGGTACGCAAGGCGGGCAACAAGTTCCATGTTGGTAAGGCATGGTTGAAGTTCCCCGGTGACCCAACTGGCCCTCCTGAACTGACGATCAACTGTTACGTAGGCAATACACATGTAGACGCGAACAACTTACGGTTTGCCACTAAAAGGTGGTTCAGTGGTGATGTCGTAGAAATCAGACTGTCCACTGGCAACAGTGTCACCGTTACTCCGAATCACCCGGTACTGCGGTCTGATGGTTTGTGGGTTCCCGCGTACATGGTCGTAGAAGGAAATGACCTCTTGTGCGGCACCTTCGTCGGGAACGATGTGACTACACCACACGTAAATGGTGTTCCACCCAAGATTGGCGAGGTTTACAGTTCGATTTACGAATCTGTTAACCCTGAACGGATACGCATTTCCCCACCAGACTTCCACGGCGACGGGACTGAGGGCGATGTCTACGTTGTACCGTCCGACCGGATGTTGGGGAATAGGGTTCAAGCCGCGACTGATCAGCAAGTCGAACAGTTCGGTTTCACCGTTGCCCACTGTGCGACTCTGAGCCATAGCAGCCTTAGTAGCGCGACCATTGATCCAATCGGCGGGTTCGGCGGTACTGATGGGTTGCTTACGTCGCGCAATATTGGCGATACGAGTAAGATTCCTTCGTTCGTTGGTAGTCATTCTGGCGAATCGCAAGTCGTTGGCTTGGGTTCCGTTGCGGATAGGCAACCCCAAGTCTTTCAACCGACTAACGACAGTCACCCTAGAAACACTCAGGGTTCGGGCCATTTCAAAAACGGACGTTCCTTGTTTGTACAAACGGCGCAAGTGGTCAAGATCGACAGCGGTTCGTTTAGTGGTCATGTTTACAACCTCGATACTGGTAATGGATGGTACACCGCCAATAGTATCATTACGCGAAACTGTCGTTGTCGTCTAGTCCCCCAGGTGGTGTGACCATGTGCGATTGGAAACTGTACGACTGGAAACTGTACGACCTCTACATCAACAAGGTCGATGAAGTGTTGCGGGAAACCAAGATTCGCCATGTACGTCAACCAAGCAAGTGGCCGGGAAATCCACCAGTAGGCACGCCCCTTCCTCTTCCGAAGGTTCCTAGTGTCCCGTCACTACCCGACACCCCAAGCAAGCATGGGTCTTACCGCGACATTCCGTTCAATGCAACGAATGACTCCGAAACCGATTACCACATGCGGCAAGGAACACCACCCAAGAAGTTGTACCACGTTGCGCCCAGGAAACTCCGTAAGCAGATTCTTGCTGATGGGTTGGAAGGCACCGACACATGGAACACAGGTGCGGGTATGGGTGATGAGTGGAAAGACGAAATGCTGTGGACCCAGGGGGAAGACGGCAACCTGTTCCCCTTTGAATACCGGCCAGTGGGGGTCTATATGTTCCCGTCACTAGAGGCTGCACAGGGCTACTACAACGATGACGAACACGACATCTACGAAATCGACACAGATGTCAGTGGCGGGGAGGTCATTCGTGATCCAAGTCAAGCGGTGAATTGGGACTACGCAGAAGACAGTGACAAGACCTACGTCACTCGCTATGTTCCCCCGTCTGCACTGAAACTGGTTAATAGCCCGAAGGACAAGCCTGTCAAGCCAACACGTACTACGTCTGCACAGTTGCACGATGAGATAGCGGGTAGGAAACAGCCACCCAAGATGGGAACGACACCCATCCCCAAGGGGCATATCCGGCTCTACCACCAGACCCGCACCATCGAAGACGCCGACAACATCGCAACCAATGGCATCCGAATCAACGCAGACAACCCCGATGTAGGAGGGAGCATCTGGGCATCAGCGGGGAAACCGTGGGGTGAACCAGATGACAGATTGACTGTTGAGTTCCATGTGCCCATCGAAGACCTGACTGACTTCGGTCAGGACACCCGCGACATCCGTGATGGGACAGTGGCACCCGAAGACGCCGAGAAGCACACGATCATCTTGACCAAGCCAATTCCGGTCAGTGACATCATCGCCATGCACGCACCGTGGTCATTCAAGGCTCAGTACATCGAAGACAGTCCCGACGATCTGAAGGAAACCTTGGCGGGGGTCAATGATTCCTTACTCGATGACGAAGATTACGGTCCCGCCATTCGTTTGATCAAGGACAAGTACGGGACCAGTCCTGAATAGCCCAACTCGGTTATTCTTGCCATAGTCCCTTGAACCGAAAGGCAGTCATGTCACCCAGTGACCTCAAAG